GCCACGCAAGAACGTTGTACCTGACGCTGTTCCTGTAGCTGAAAGCATCGCAATATCTACAGCATTAGTCTGAATAGTCATAGCACCATCAGCCGCAGAAACTACATCGCCAGAATGATTGGGGTGGGTGTAACCAGTTTCTTCAACCCAAGTTAATGTCTCAGTACCACTAACATCAGTAAGTTTAAGATTATATTCTTTATTTGTATCAGTAGTGATTCCAGAAGGTACTGTAGGTAAATCATGTCCTTTGGTTAGATTAGTTACAGTAATCTTTTTAGAAGTACCCCCATCATTAATCAGAAGTTCTTCTGACCCCGATGGAGTAGTTTTTGCAGTTAAGGCAGATACCTTTATTGATGACATATATGTTACTCCGTTCTTAAGTAAATAGGGGTAGTTGCATCTGAAGTTTCAGTAATTAGAAAATCCCCTTGTTCAGTTTCTATTTCTAGTTCTGAAGTTACAGCAGGGTCATTCTCTCTTGCCCACTGTCTTCTGTTTATTAACATTGCAATAGTCTTTTTCTTTCTTAATGATGTTTTCATGTACAACCTCTCTCTAAAATTGTCTACGTCTTCCTATGCCTTGTCTATCTTCTAAACTCAGAAGTTCTTCAATAATATTCTGTATTATCGGAGCATAAGTTGTGTGAACATCATCTGTATTTGTACGTTTAATAGAACCCCCACTAGGAGTTGTATAAGAGGTATTAGAAATAACAACAGCTATATCTTCTGGAGTTGATGTTTTAGAATGTTTATAATCATAAGAACCTGATTCTGATGATCTTCCTTCATTAACTGATTTAAGAGAAGAACCTGAATAATTAGGAGCTTCACCCGAAGAATCTACAGGATCTAACTCTTCTTTAGTATCAAATAAATTATCTAATGTTTGAATAAGCTCATCAATCTCATTAGCAGGACGTTCATCATCTGGAAAGTAAATCTGATTCTCTTCTAGGTAAGTTTCTAGATCAGGTTTATGTTCACAGTCATCACACCCACAATCATCATCATGAGACTTCCCATTCTCTTCTTTAAACTGAGCAGTTAAGATTTGATTCCATATCATTCTTATCTTATCTTTAATACGATCTAGCTCAAGAAGAGAACTTACGTTAACTGGTTCTGTAGTATCTTCTAGCAAATCAAACATTATTAACTCCACTACGCTTCTATGAAATAACTCTCTTCTTCTCTCTCATATCCCATCTTTTCTCATCAAAACCGAATGATTTAGATTTCAAAGAGAACTCTTGAACATAATAAGCTTCTTTACTACAGACCTTACAAGTGGAATGTAACTCTCTATTTAAGTACGTCCTTATCCTTTCAGTAGAGTGACCCTTTTCACATTTATAAGTAAATATCATTATTATCTCTGGTTATGAGTTATCTAAAGAAAGCACACTAACCACCACATTCTGAATTAACATAAATATAATGATTAATGCACAGACTTTAACTAACTACGATTAAGCAGATGGTACAGCGAAAGCAACACCAGCATCATCACGCAGTTCTCCAACACCATAAATGGTATCAGCAGTAAACAAGTCACCTAAGTATTCTTGTTTGTACTGAGTTTGTGTACGAACACCAACTTGTTCTGCAAATACCAGAGCATCTTTGTGCATCAATGCGCCAATACGAGCAGTAGTACCACTGGCTGGTGTTATTGTAGGACAGTTAGAGGAAACGAATACGTCTACTCCATAAATCTGACCAATCTTACCAGTCTTAATTGCATCACCAGAACCAATGAATTGTTGCTCAGTGAAACGATTGATTGCCAACATATCATTAGCTGCAATTGGTGGAACAATCAGAACACGATTGTCCATAGGAACATCTGCATCATCTAATTTAAGTATCATTGCTCTGATACCAGCATCAGTAATATCAGTTGCACCACCACCAGCAGTTGCACCAGCAAAGACAGTTGATCCATCACCACCTCGTACAGCTTGCTCCCATAAAGTAGCATCTGAAGCACCAGTACCTACAGTACCACCCTGAAATCCTTCCATTAAAGCAAATAGACTGTCATCTACTTGTTTCGCAAGAGCATATCCAGCGTCATCAGTATAGAACTTACGCATTGAAGCTAGTGCTTGAACTTCAGCAATGTCTTCAATTAACTTTGAATACTCATAGTGTTTATCAATAGATATATTGAGAACACTTGCTGTATCTGCAATCAACGTAACTTGAGTTCCAGCTGCTTTTACACTTGCTGAACCACGAGCTGGTTTAGGGATATGGATGGTATCCCCTTTTTTACCTTTGTGTGACATCTTAGTTACAGTATTTGCTACAACCAAGTTTGATTTGTACGCCCCAATAACTTCATCTGACCATAGTTCAGGTATAAAGTTAGCTGAAGTTGTTAGCGTACTGTGATTAGTACCTAAAGCCATTTTATTTCTCCATTAATGTTATTTGACCCTACCTTCTGCATAAGCAAGCTGAATCTCTTCAGCTAAACTTGCATAACGATTAGGATCGGTTACTTGTAAATTGATTAAATCAGATCGTCTATACATCTTCTTACCACCTACAGAAGAACCAGAACTTCTTGTTTCAGTTGTAGTTTCTTTTAAAGCGGCTTCTCTTTTAACTGCTTCGTTAGATGATTTTGAAGTTCTGGGTTTTGAATTGATACCTGAAAGTTGTTTCCATGTACCGAATAATTCATTTGCCGCTTCAACATCATAGCGTGAATCTGCTTTACGAAATAACTGCTGTCTAATAGGGCTGTCTAAAACCCATGCCTGAAAACCTTTATCTTTAACAGTATCTTTAAAATCAGGAAAAGCTGATTCCATAGCCGCAACAGAAGACTTTTTAAAGTTCTCTACATTAGCTTGTCTAGCTTTAACAATCTCTGGATGTTTTTCTATTACATTATTAACCGCTTTTAACGGGTCATCATAGAAAGAATCCTCAAATGGTTTATCTTGCGATTCTACAGATTCTTGAGATTGAGGTGATGCTTGTGATGTTGATCCAGTTCTGGCATGATTTGCCTGAATTAATGAATCTATCAAAGAGCGTTGTTCTCCAATCTCCTGTCCTCTTCTACCATAAGCTTTCTCTGCGTTTTTGTGCATTTCAATAACATCATTTATTGATTTACCATGATACTTCTTATCTACCGTTTTCTGGTTGGTAGGTAAATCTGATGGTGTTACGTCATGATTTAGTTGTTCAGTTATGTTTTCAGTTATGTTTTCAGTTGTTTCTCCAGCTAATGATTCAGTGATCTGTGGTGCTTCATTTTGTATTGGCACATTTTCAACAACAGAATTAGAAGGTGATGCTTCTGTGGGTGTTGGTGTATCTACGATTATACTCATTCTAGTCTCCGTCCTTATATTCCAGTGTTACTAAATCAACACAAATACAGGGATTATGAAGGTTAATAAATGGAGTCCTCATTAATAAGTTCATCATATAAACATTAAGAAGATTGTTCCATAGTGAATTTAGCAACATCCTCTAATGTAAGTACCATATTAAGGGTTGCTAATTGACCTTTAGTTATATAAAGATCTTCTAAACAGCTCAGGGATTCAACATTCTGTAACCCAGAGCGTAGTTCATCTAGTTCTTCCATAAGATCTTTCCAACCATCTGTCTCACACATGGTCATTCGATCATTAAAGAATTGTTCATCTGTTTTCATTGTTTAAATCTCGCAGAGATCTTCTCAGAATCAGCTTTTGCATTATTCAATGCAGTCTCAGAAATCAAATGATCTACCTCTGGGAAGTTTCTTGCTGTCTCGCTATTCTTATTAGCAATCTCAGACATAGTTTTCTCAATATCTATCTGTGATTTGTGCATTTTAATTAATTGTTCCTGCATACTCAGCTCTGTAGGTATTTTCTCTTGAGCTTCAGCTTGCCATTTAACAGCTTTAGCTTGTTCTTCTTGAGCTTCAGCCATTGTTTTCTGTATGTTAGCTTCTAGTTGTTGCATCTGTAGTACAGTTGCTTTTTGTTGGATCTGCATCTGCTCTTGATTAGGTTGCATACCTTGTTGTAACGCATTTACGATCTGATCTCTATTATGTATAGAAGAGTTCTGGAACAGTGCCAGCAATACAACATTAAATGCAGGAGAATCTTTAGGTATAGATTGAATCATCTGTACCATTTGAGTCATCTCTAGTTCTTTAGCCATAATACCCATTGTAGAATAAGGTACAAACTTGTAATCTGCCACAGGATAACGTTCTACATCAAACTGTATCTTCCTCCACATTGCTTTATTAATAGCAGGGATAAGAAAGGTGTTCTGGAAGTTCATCAAGGTACGTTTCTGTCTCTTAATAGAAGCAGATTGAGACATAGACATACCAGAAGCAGTACGTTCTTGTCCTCCAGTACCCGAAGATATATCTGTAGACCCAGTACCCATCTGAATCATACTTTGTAACAAGCTAATCTGTTGTATTGTTGAAGGATCTGTCTTACCCAAATCCAAAGGCATAACAGCATCCCTTGGTGAATCATTAGTAAGGATAGTTCTTCCAGCTCTTACCTCAAACTTCACACCTCTAGGTAATCTGGTTGCATCCGCAGCCATCATAGGGGTTGTAGTCAACGCCAATGAGTCAATCCTTGCTCTCATTTCTGCATCAAGTGCCTTTTGTGCGTTATATCCCTTCTCACAAACACCTCTACCCCAGAACTTGTTAGGTACAAGGTCATGTTGATAGCTTATAAAAGGCCTGTCCTTCATGGTGAAAGCATTTTCTACAGCTCTCAAGACATAAGTATCATTTGCAATAGTAACTACAGCTTCAACCATTTCATCGGATGTTTCATAATCGAAATCATCAGTATCAGCCTTGGGTTTTAAGAAACGTTTAGGTACTTTACCCCAGTATTCAGTAATCTTTACATTATCAGACTCATCTCCAGCACGTTTAGTAACTTCCGAAGTATAATTAATAACATCATAGTCACCATCTAAAGGTACATCATAATAAATACCAGCTTTGATAGAATCTAATATTGAATATCTAGGTTTTATGACTTCATGAGCAACACCAATAGCATCAGCTATGTTGTTAGCCGCAGGATCTATAAGAAAAGCATGAGGACTGATAGGTTCTATCTTTATATCAATAGAAGGTATCTCTTTAAAAGAACCATATCCCATACCTGATGATTGTACCTCTGGTACTCGTTCAACATTCTGTTCAACAATGATCTTACCAATACCAGTACCGTAAATAGCTCCATTAAGGAACACCTCACAGATAGCATCCTTTACACCCATCTTCTCAAGGTCTTCCTGAAGAAGATTACGAACATATTCAACGTCTTGTTTGTCTTGATCCAACATATCATCTTTAATGTCGAACCATTTACCTCTTCCGAAGGTTGCTTCTTCTAATTCAGCAACAGAAGATTCAACTGCCTGTTGTAATGCAGGAGATATAAGTCTAGATTTCTCAGATTCTCTTGTTTTATCCCCAGCAGACCATATACCTCGCCATAGTCGGTAGTATTCTTCCCATTTCTGGTTATATTCAATGTCTCTATGGGATTTCCAGCTCTCTAGGCGATGACTTAGCCATGATACAAGCGCAGGGTGTTTAGTTTCCTTGGATTCAAACATAATTAATATCCTGATATTTCATCATAAGGTTCCCATTCTTCTTCAAGTTCAATAGAGTGTGCAAAGTCAGCAATAGATACCTGATCTATGTAACTGAGAGCATCTAATAGGTCATCATGTGCAAGATGATTAGGAAAATCAAGCATTTGTGATTTGAATACCTTCCATTCACGATCTCTATTAAAGGTTATTTGTCCATGTTCTAAACGTCCTTGTAAAGACCATGTTATTCGTTCTGTTTTCTTCTTACCACCATGACGTAACTCATCAACATGAATGAATTGATTGGTAGCTCTCATCTCATCTTGGAGATAAGGCATGATTGCGTTCTTTAAAGACCCAGTTTCAATGCCCACAGTTGTTGCTTCAACAGATGTAGCTGCCTTCAGTATCTTAGATGCAGTTTCTTTGATTGCCCAACGTCCATGAAGAATGTCTTTGACCCACCAACGGTCTTCAGATACCTTAACAACAGCAATTGAAGTCTCATCAAGTTTAGATCCCTTAAGACCACGTTCCTTTTCAACAGCTTCAAACCCAGCAGGATCAACAGCAAGAACATAATGTCCATCTGTAGGTTCTTCTCCAGTAGCAAACCATTCTTCTTTAAAAAGACCACCAGTGAATGACTCAAAGGAAGCTTCAAACTCTTGTCTGAAAGCCATAGTAGACATAGAGTTCCGAGCAGCTTCTATTTCTTCTGCTGGAATATAGGGATTATCAGTAGAATTGTAACTAAAGTGTCGCCACTCTGGATCTTTCTTGGCATTTATGAATAAATCATAGAAATGGTTCTTTCCAGCAGGAGTACCAATGAATAAAGCACCACCTTTTACATCAGCAAGGGTAGGTCTAATGATCTGTTCCCATACCACAGGTTTCATGGAAGCATATTCATCTAATACAACATAAGCAAGACCTACACCACGCAAGGTATCTGGTCTGTCTGATCCTTTTAAGAAGATCTTACGTCCATTCACCAAGGTCATCTGAGCTGTATTCTCATAGGTAGATTCTATGATTCCTGATGCTCCAGCCAGATCCTTTAGTGTATGCCACATTATATCTTTAGCTTGTTGAAAGGTAGGTCCAACATAAAAGACATCTTTAGAATCAGACTGTAACGCCTTTATAAGGAGCAACCAAGCAGCTAAACGTGACTTACCAAACCTACGACCAGCAGACACAATCTTAAATCTAGCTGGATCATTAAAGATAGCCAGTTGTGCAGGATGAAGGTCTATGTTTAACTCCATTTAGTTTAGCTCCATTTACAACTCTTTCTTTATGGTAGACACAACAACATCTTCATCAACAAACCGTACATCTTCACCTTTACCTGAAGGTAGAATCTCTGGTAAAGAACCTCCATTAACATTAATGACAATCTTAGGAGCTT